TTCTATTGAATGTAAAACTGTTGTATGATCTTGTCCAAAAATTCTACCTATATCTGACAGACTCATCTTATATTTTTCATTTAATATATTGTGAATAATATTTCTTGATCTAACAATATCTGTAGTCCTAGTCTTAGTAAATAATTCTTTTTTGCTTACCTCATACTTAATACAAACTTTATTAATAACACAATCTATTTGTATTTTCTTAGGTTTTTTAAATTGATAACCAATAATCTTTCGTTCCATTTGTCTTGGTACAATATGTGTTTCTTTTATTTGTGTAATATGATCTGACATTTTTTTTTGTATTAATTCAAAACCTTTTTTAAATCCTGCTTCATATAATTTATATTCTCTTTCAGATAATAAATGAAAAGCTATCTTATGTTTATAAATAAAGTCATTGTTGTTTATTTTTTTAATATGTTTTTTAAATTCTTGTTTATATAAGGTCATAAATCCCCCTAGGTATTTGTTGTTTTTTTTATCAATGTAAACTAATGAGCTATGCTCTCATCAATTCTTCTTTTACCTTCTCTATTTTCCAAATCAATCTGTAAGAATCTTTTTGATACTTACTTACTTGTCTTTTGGCTTCCAAGAACTTCTCGTGTTTCTTCTGTTGAAGATCCCTGTACTTTTGAAGGCGAGTTCTCAACTCTTGTTCCATTCTTCTCCTTTTTCACTTTGGTAAAGTCTATTTTAATTGCTGAGACTTCACATTCTACTAGCTCTCCCTGTGCGTTAGGATCAGCAGCTTTCTTTACATCATCAAATCTTTCAACCAGTTGGAAACTAGCTTCGCCAGATTTAATTCTTATATACTTATCGGTTTTTATCATTTTTGTCTATATCTTTTTTGTGTAAGTCAAATGTCATGTCATTATAGATAGATAGGTCGTGATAGTTATCTGCCTTATAACCCTTGGTACTCCTAAACAATTTGAGTGTCATCATTAGTTGACCTACCTGATATGGCTTTAATTTTTTTTTTAAATTCGGAGCTAATATTAAGGTAAAAAGCTCGGCAAGTATAGTGAAATTGTATTGGTAATCGCCATATTCTTTTTGACGATCTGATACAATCTTCTTCTTAATCTCTTTGTCTATGTCTGTAATTTTCATATTGTTTTTAAAGGTATGGCAGAAGAAAACAAATAAAGAGGGAGCATTGCCAAGAAAGGAAAGAGGCAACATGATTCGCTACTCAAAAAAACTTCCGCCACACCATTGAACCACAAAATCTAAATTAGTATTTGTAGTTCTGTTTGTTATAACCTGATCCTTGACCTTTTGCAAACCTATCGCTAGGTGCAAAAGACGACTGCGGTCCTCTCGGCTTTGCTGGTGCTGAACCAGTATTTGAAGGTGTCAAGACTACATTAATAATCCCTGTGGGATTACCTTGTTCGTCAAGATCCTCAAATCCTGCTTGGTTGTACCATGTTTCTCCAATTTTTACATTAAGTCTCCAAGTTTTGCCTTCTGGACTTTTTGGATTAACTGGTGCAACAAATATAGGTCTATTGTCTCCTTGTTGCTTGTCTTGGTTGTGTGTAAGTTTTATATATATCTTATCACTCATTGTGTTACTCCTTGTCTGTTGAGTTGTGTTTCATGTGTTTCATATAGGTCAGTAACCTGTCTATACACACGAACATTATTATTAGGATCAAATAAGTTAGGATTTTGTTTTCTAAATTTCCTAAGAGCATAAATATCATTAATAGATTTTATAGCATCTCTTACTTGACTCATATCAATGTCTATATCAACATTGGCATGATCTGTACCACTTCGTTGTGGAATTTTATTAAAAGGTTTTGCCTTGTAGCCATCTTCATTATCTAAACCTGTCTTTAAATGTAAAGCATTTAGGTAAGCATACTTCTTAGCATAGCTCATACCATTACCTGTACCAAACTTATCTAAGTTTCCCATTGCACTACAACCTGATACTTCTATAAATTGTTTTGGATCTTCAACATCATGTATCTTCATGTTGCAAGTAACCAATATAAAATTATCTGTTAGTTGATTGTCGTATGTACAGATAGGATATAATCCATTGTTAAGTAATGCTTCCATTGCCACTTTCTGCACCTCGTCATGCAGTAAAGGATTGAAGTGCATACCTTGTACTTTCTTTCCTTTTGCCACACCTCCAGCTTCACAAGCTGCTTTGTGTAGTTTCTGATATATGTTTAGTTTCATGCGTCTAACCCCCATAGTTGTTTGATTTGTTTTTTTTGGTCGTCTATTAAATCCCTATAATAAAAAGGGTGATTTAATTCTGGTGGTTCGGCAAAGGATGATAGCTTTTGTATATCACCTTTACAAAATATAATTAGTTGTTCCCATGATTTTAATCTTTGTGTAAGTAAATTGTATTGGTGTTCTAAATAATCAGTTCTTAACATATCGTGAGCATCATCAAATATTCTATACTCATTTTCATTTACATAAAATAAAAAAGGTTTTCTGTTTGTGCAATGATAATAGAAAGCAAGTTGACTTATGTGCATTGGGTCAGGATCATTTGGTAGCTGCGTTGATGCCATATAGTATTCATCCTTACCTCTCTTCTTTTTGATTGTAGGTGGTTTAGTTTTTGCTTCACCTATCTTTGTATTTGATTCGTAGTCTACCCTACCAATAATATCTATGAGCATATCTTTATCTTTGCTAGACACATATCTTTCTGCTACTAACTTTTCATTACCAAATATTTCTTTGACACACTTCTTCATATTCTCGATTGTTGGATGTGAAAAACTAATCATCATTTCCCTTGCTAGTTTATCCTTGTCATCTACAGGTGAAGTATTTTTATCTATTGCATCTAATTCTTGTTGAAATATTTCGTCATAATTTTTGTTCTTTAATGTAATCTTTTTGTCTCCTTGATATAAAATATCACAGGTTAATCTTTGAGCTGTGTTGTTAACTAAATTTCCGAATGGAGCTTTGTATCTAACTTTAGATAATCTTCTTATCTCTTGTGGTAAAGAATAATTAATTAAAAACCTAGTAAAGTTTTGGCTTGAAGATGGACTCCAATGGTCTAACCCTTGACCACCATTAAAGTTTTTAAAATATTCTTTCATTTGTTTGTTTTCTTTGTTTTACAGCTAATCTAAATGCTTGTCAAATCTTTTATATACTATATATAGATACATAAAGGTTAATAAACAAAGGAGAAAAATGACACTAGCTGAATGGCGAAAGAAACAAGGTATATCACATTATACTTTTGGTACTATGTTAGGTATCAGATCAATTAATCCAGCGACCAACTCGCAGAGATATTGTTTGGAGTCTAAAGAAAAAAGATTTCCTAAACCAAGAATGGTTAAGAAGATATTAGAGGTAACTAAAGGCAAAGTATCTTTGCAAGATTTATATAATGCGTGGTGGACCTATGAAGAAAGTAAATAAGCTACCTTACAAAAAGGTACGAGTAATTTGGCAAGATATTTTAAATAATAATGCCTGGTTTGATGGCTTTGATGAAGTAGATAGAATGACTTATGCTTGGTGTGAAGATACTGGCTACCTCTATAGTAAAGATGCAAAGATGGTAAAGATATTTACTTCTTATTCTTATGACAATGATAAACTTACAATAGGAAATGTAACTGTATTTCCAAGATGTATAGTCAAAAAAATTATAGTAGAAAAATGACAAACGATAAAATGTTTGATGAGATAGGTTGTCCTGATGAGCTAAAGAAATGTAAGGAAGAAATCAAACGACAAAAAAATTTTATACAAAAACAATCTGATATAATACTTGCTTTGGAAAAAGATATAGAACTAAAAGATAATATTATATTAGTCTTAAAAAACAAATGATAAAAATATTGCAAGGTAATTGCATAGACAAGATAAAAGAACTTGATGATAATTCTATTGATTGTGTTGTCAGCTCCCCACCTTACTTTGGTTTAAGAGATTATGGAGTTGATGGTCAGTTTGGTTTAGAAAAAACCTATTATGATTATCTTGTTAATACAGTAAAGGTATTTAAAACCTTTAAACCTAAACTAAAAGATACTGCTACGATCTGGTGGAATGTTGGAGATAGTTATCATAATTATAGACCAACAAATAATAAACAAGGTATGTATAAAAAACCTGATTATCCTAAACAATCTATTGCTGGAAACAGACAAGATTTACCCAAACATTCATTAAAAAGAAATCAAAGATACCAAGAAATAAAAGAAAAAGATTTAATGATGATACCTAATAGAGTTGCGATAGCTTTACAAGATGCAGGTTGGTACATCAGGTCAGAAATTATTTGGCATAAACCAAACCCAATGCCAGAAAGTGTAAGAGATAGACCTACTTCGTGCCATGAAAAAATATGGTTAATAACTAAAAATAAAAAATATTATTATGACCACGAAGCTATTAAAGAACCTGCAAAAGATTGGGGTACAAGAGATAGAAAAAAGGGTAGTGCCTTTGTTGATGCTACACCTGGCAGATCAAAACAAACTGGTGGTAAAGATTGTAATTTTGCAGAGAAAGGTAAAAATAAAAGAAATGTTTGGACTATAACTACTAAACCTTTTAAAGACGCACACTTTGCAACCTTTCCTAAAGATTTAATTGAGCCATGTATTAAAGCTGGTTGTCCAGAGGGTGGTGTGGTTTTAGATCCTTTTGGTGGTAGTGGTACGACAGGTATTGTTGCAGCTCTTAATAATCGTAATGCTATTTTAATAGAACTTAATCAAAACTATATTGATATTGCTAATAAAAGAATTGATAAAGAGGTAGGTTTATTTAGTGGCTAGGTGGACATACGCATTTAGTAATGGCAGCTATAACGATTGGCATAGAAAATATGACGATATTGCCATGATTGATATTGATAGTATTGAATGTTGTCCTGATTGCTATGAGCCACTTGCTATTCTTGAGACTTGCTACGATAAAAACCAAAAATACAAAGCTACAACCCTTGCAAACATAGTCGCTAGTCGCTTAAATATACCCTGTTTTTTGGTGTTCTATAAAAATCTGACACCTGATACCCTAACCTTTAGGATCAAGCGTATAACGAGCTGTGAGACAGAGTTTGAGGTTATGAACGAGACCCAATGGGTTTCCATTTTGCTAGACCTCCAATCTAATCATAGGAAAGTATGTAAGTATGGTAAAGACTAGAGGTTTTTTACATATTACTTATGTTCTTTATCATCATTTGGATAAGGTTTCAGGTACTAGGAAAGCTAATTGTTTATCTGTCTATTTATCCTTGATGAAATATTGTTGGAAATCTAACGATTATAAGGCAGGATTAAGGCACTCTACAATTCAAAAGGATACAGGTCTATCTAGGACTACAATTCACAGAACATTACAAACTCTTACGAAACTAAACATAATATCTACTATTAAAGGTAGGTCTGGTAAAACTTATTCTATAAATAATAAGTTTATTAAATATGAAAAGACTATGTATAAAAATGAAACATATAATTCTAATAATGTTTCAAATGTAAAGACATTAGAAGAAGCATTAATATACAATAATACAATAGATAAAATAATAGGTAAGTATAAAGGTGATACACAATCTATAGTAGACAATTTAGCGGTACTCCCCTTGCCTGAATTAGAAAACAATCTAATAAAAAATCCTTATTTTATAAAGTTGGCTATTGAAAGAAAAAAGGAACTAGCTCGTCCAAAAAATTTAGTAGATCCAAGAATAATACAAAGGGAACTAAAGAAGATTACCAGAGAAAAGAATTTCGCTTATAAAAGAAAGAAAGAATATAATATTAGAAATAATATTAAGCCATGGGAAAAATAAAAATACAATGTCAGGCTATAGCTCGTCATTCTGGAAAAAGATGTAGATGTAAAGGTTATTTTACTCCAACGTCAAGACGTATGCTTTGTACCTATCATAAAGGTAGTAAATCTTGGGATCATAAGACTAGAAAATACATGGGGTTATACAGAAACAATAGAATAGATATACAATCCAAGATTAATATGTTAAAAAACTTAAAAAATTTTAAGTCTAAATCAGAAGATGAAATCAAAAGATATATCCAAGACCAAGAGCAAAGAGCTAACACTATCCGATACAGAACTAAATACTATAATAGATCGTATAGTAGATGGCGAAACTCTGTACGAGTTGGCAAAAGATTTACGGATCAAATTGAGAACGCTATACAAATACTTGGACCAAAACCCAAAAACAAAAGAGAGATTTGAACTAGCTCAAGAGAGAGGTATCAAGACTTTAGTAGAGAAAATGCTTGTCTTATTTAATAATGATAACCCAGATGTTGATCCTAATATGCTTGTCTTTATCAGAGAGAGAGCCAATTATTTAAAATGGTTAGCTCCAAGAGTATCATCTTTATTTACTGAAAAGCAAAAGATTGATGTTAAATCAGATAGTAATATTAGAATTTCTTGGGAAGATAATCAATCGGATATGATTGATGTTTCTGCTGATACAGTTTCCGATACTTCTGATAGTAAAGACCTTTAGCACTTAAAATATTTAAGAGAGTTAATCTAGCTAACTCCCTTAAATTTTGTTGTTTATTTAATTTTATAATAATATTTTTCTGTTCCATCATGATGTCCACATTTTGCTTGAAAACTATTAATACCTGTTTGCCATAAATAAAAATTTAATTGACTTGTGTTAGGTATAACTTTTTCAAATATATCCATAACATCACCAAGATAAAAATTTTTTAATCCAGATAATTTTTTCCAAGTCATATTTTTACCCTTAACTATTACTTTATGACCTAGATATTTATTAAAATAATAATCAAGATTGCCTTTAAAATTTTCCCAATGTACATCACAATCATAATCATCTTTGCAATCTATTAAGTCATATTTTGCTATCAGTTTTTTTTTCATTTTATTTTTCCCTTTCTATTTGTTTAAAATATTATAGCTCCAAGAATAAAACTAGCAACAGTTATTACTATTTCTGTTCTATATAGTAAGCTCCAAGCTAATAGATCCTCTTTCCATTTTTTATTATTGATTGTTATTTGCTTACCAAATAATTTAATAATCATTGGTCCTCGCTTTTAATAATTTTGGTTTGTTATTTATTAAATGATATGTTTTTTCTTTTTTATCAATATCTGTTTCAATAATTGTAGAACCACTATAACCCTCTGTGCCAGTTATTCTATGTATATCACACCAAATTTCACCTTTAATAGTTTCATTATGATTTCTTAAAAGTGTATCTATTGCTGTCTTAATGTCTTTTGAATAAAAATTATATTCAACATCCATTGCTACAATAAAAGTATATTTTTTCATTATTCCCCCTTTTTATCTCCTTTAAAATAATCTACAATTATCTTCACTATTTTATTATTCATTCTATTTACTTTTTGCCATTCAATACTCTCGTCTTGATAAATAGACTTATTATTTTCATAATGGTCTTGCATTATTTCAAAAAGATAATCTGTATATTTATTAACTGTTTTCATTCTATTACCTCAAAACCTTGTTTATGTAAAAAATGTACAACCTCATCAAATAAATGATAACATTCAATTAATTCGTAATTATCTGTAGGGTTTTCTCTCCATTTAACCCAAAAAAAATTACCCTCTTTACAATAATTGATTTGTTTCTTACTTATCTTAGGTAATTTATATTTTTTCATTATTCCCCCTTTTTTTGTTTCTCTAATAATTTTAATTTAAGTTTATACAATCTACCTAAATACATCTTATCTTTTAAATCATATTCATAAGACATCATATTAAAGTTATTATAATATTCCTCAATAGAGTTCATTCTCTTATCTATTTTTTCTATTGTTAGCTTCATATCGCACCCCCTTTCTTGATATAATAATTATAATTATTTCCCTCTTTTATTTTTATATAATTATTATTTATATAATTGTTAGCTTGATCATAATGTTCAAACTCTTTAATAATAATATCTTCACCATTAATATTATTACAAACATAACTCTTATCACTTAAAGTTATATTTAATTTATATTTAGTTTTCATATTACACCCCCTTTCAATTCAATTATTAATTGTTCTATTTGTGGTCCATGTTTTAAGCCTAGATACATCAAATAAAACATACCCAAGAATAAAACATAATCTAAAAAGTTTAATATATTTTTAATCATTATAGCCAACTCTGTTTGATTGCGTAGCCATCATCATATAAAACTGTTGACAATGTATAAACAAGATGAAAACCCATATCCATCCCACAACCACCAACTTTAATACCATTAGTACCACCAAGACGATTTTTACCCTCTTTCCAATCAAGAGCTATTGAAACCAATCTCGTCCAATCAAGAGGATAATCTTTTTTGATTTGTCTTACTGATATATGACGCATCATTCCACTTTTTGAAACATGATTTAATTGCGTCCATAAAGTATCGCCTTTTTTTATTTTTTCTTTTAGTCTTTTTATTGCTTCTTGTTTTGTCATTGTTTTTTTCCTTTCATTTGTTTAATATACTTTTAGTATAGTTTTATTTTGTTGTCAATCCAAAAAGTATAATTATTTTATTTTTTTTATGTGTGATATTTATGCAACAGTATCTAGTTTAGAATAATTCTAATGTAATTTAATTAAAAATAACACTTGCATATATATAAATTGTATATATAAAGAAATTAGAAAGGATAAAAAAAATATGATAAGAGAAAATGAAATAAACGCTTATAAATCATTTTGGTCTAATAGTGAGAAAGCTCAAAGTTCTTCAATTCAAGAACAGTGTCAAATTGATGAACATATAGAAAAAATGAAAAAGTTAAAAGGTAGACATGTTGTATGGGATGAAGATTACGGAGATATTAAAGATGAAACTTTAATTGGCAAAGAAGTAATGACAATTAAAGAAATTGGTTGGACTAAAGAATTTGAAGAGCCAGTTTATTATTGTAATTCTTCTGACGATAGATGGTATTCTTATAAATATGCTTTAGAAAATTTATTAGCAGAATAAATAATAAACAATTAAACCCATTAATAATATTTTTTATTGGTGGGTTTTTTTTATGTGAGATCTTGGAATAAAGGACCTAGAATAATAATTGATTAAAGTTACAATTCTTTTACACGTTGCCACGCCACGCTTTAGCGTTATATAATCGGTCAATAATATTGACCCATCTATTCTCTTTAAAAATTAAATCATTACCAATAACTTTATATTATCGAAACACTTTTTTGTATAATTATTGTAGGATCAAAGACATTTTTTTATTTTTGACATAGGGGGTATAACCCAAAAACGACACGCCAAACTATACGTATATATACATGGAACTCGAGGACTCCCTTATCCACACACACATTCGCTTATTGCCAGACTACCACAAATAAACTAGATATAGTATATGGACTATTTTAGATTAGAAGATATAGAATCAGTTGTATTTATTGATAAAAATAACAATGATGTTATTATAAAGTTTGTTGGTTTTCCTAATGAAATAGCATCACAGTTATTTATTAACTATCTTATGCTATGTGTTGGTTTTAATTTTGAATCTACTGATAGTATGCCTAGTACAAAGATACACTAAATATGGATATTAAAATACCATACACCCCAAGAAAGCATCAAGCATATCTACATAAAAAAATATCAGAAAACAGATGGAATGTATTAGTTTGTCATAGAAGGTTTGGCAAAACAGTATGTATGATTAATCATTTAATTAGGTCAGCATTGCTGTCTAAAAACAAGAACCCAAGGTATGCTTATATAGCACCCACCTTTAAACAAGCGAAAAGTATAGCTTGGGATTACATGAAACAATTTACAGCAAAGATACCTTATACAAAATTTAACGAAACAGAGTTGCGTGTAGACTTGCCAAATGGCAGCAGAATAACATTACTAGGTTCAGAAAACTCAGATGGCTTGAGAGGTATATACCTTGATGGTTGTGTAATTGATGAGTACGCAAACGTAAATGAAAGATTGTTTCCAGAAATAATTAGACCTGCACTATCAGATAGAAAAGGTTACTGCGTATTTATTGGTACACCACAAGGCATGAACAACAACTTTTATGAATTATACCAACACGCACAGGGTGCAGATGATTGGTTCAACTACAAGGCAAAAGCTAGTGATACTAAAATTGTAGATAACGAAGAGCTAGTCAAGGCAAAAGAGGTTATGGGTGATAAGAAGTACCAGCAAGAGTTTGAATGTGAT